AGCTCTTCAGGATGATCGTGATAATATAGGACGAGCATGGATGCGTCTCTGTCTGCGTCAAATTTGACATCACTTTTTAGGCGATCCAATGCTTGATCTACTGCATGAAAAAACACCTGACGATCTGTTAAACCGCTATCATCCATCTCCAATGATGCTTTATAATGGCGGCTATTAATATTTTTGAAGATGATAAGTCGTGTTTGCCCTTCAATTTTAATGTCATAGGGATTAACCTTGACTTGAAAGCCCTTTTCTCGAATGTGGGCAAGAATACTATCCAGCACACTCATTTCAGTTTGTTCCATTTACTGGCCTTTCGGTAAATTAACTTTTATAAAAACATCACCACCGATTCGCTGAATGGTTTTTGTGAAATCCTCAAGTGTTATACCCGCCCAAATCTGGACAGGATTGTCCTCTTTATCACGTGTCCCATATTTGCCGCTTTGAAGCCAAGGAACAGCCCTTTTGTTAATGTCTTGCACCGAATATGGACTATTCGTGTGCCATTCATCAGGTTCCTCTAACTTACAACCAGCAAACGAGACCTCAACAATCTCCCATTCATCCCCGGTATAAGGTTCACCGCAATTATGCTCGTATGGAGCGTCGTTCCAATCGTCTCCCCACTGTTTCGCAAGATCTTGGGTAGTAAAGTAGGCACACGATCCTTGAACATAGCACAATTTTGCAATATCATTAATCTCATACTCAAGTTTACTCATGGCTGTACCCCTTGCTGCTGACCGGGCTGCATCACATCCGATGGCTGTGGGTTCGGTTGCCCTGGTTGTGGTTGCGCTGGCATCGGTGGCGGCATACCCTGCCCTTTGCTCCATGCGGTGAGTTGACGTGCATCCTCTGCCTGTTTCTTTTGCATTTCATCGTCCGCATCCAGTCCGAGGCTCGCCAAAATGGTGGATTGTGAGACGCCAAGACCTTGTAGCACTTGCGCAGCCTGTGCCGCTTGCAAATTGTCTGAGGGCAAAAGAGGCGGCCAGTGGATGTCTATCTTGTAATCTTCATACTGTTCAATCGGGATCAGACCAGCAATAACCAATGCAGCGCGTGATATCTCTCGAATGAGCCGGCCATACAAACGCTGCTTAATTGTTGTCTTTTCTATGAGGGGCTGAAACATGAGTTGTAGAGCGATACCTGAGATATTGCCACGTGGTAACTCTGCTTGGCGACCTAACGCAACGGCAGGAACCCGGCTTTGTTCATCCATGTCAGAACGGATCGTCCCGGCAAAACTGAGCGAGCTGGATAAGTCACTCGACATCTCCAGGTTCCCCATTTCAGCATCCATTGATTTCAGGATGACGAGCCCACCTGGTGCACGATCTATCTGATTGCCATCGCCGACACCTTTGGCCCATGTGGTCGGGTGCGCATAGTACTTCAGAATTCGACTGGTATTCGACTGGATAAAATTGAGCACATTATTCTGTCGTATCAGATCTGATGACAAATCGGGCATCCCCCAGGGCTCGTTTGGGTTGGGTAAGTTCTGATTCGCAAAAAGAGGAGGAAACGGATAGGGCCACTCTTCAGGCTCGCCGTCCTGCTGCCATTTATTTGAAATCCCACCAAAGACAGCACTCTTTTTGACATAATTAGTTATGGTCCAACTATCATCAAGGTCATATGCGCCTGCAACCTCTGCCTGCCCATCAGGATCAACACGAGCAATGATCTGCTTGCACTGTGTGTCATTTGGCCCTGGATACTCGATAATGTAGGCTAAAACCGTGTTGCAATCATCTGGAGGTGTCACCATGCGCACAAGCATCGGGTCCATATTCACCATGCGAGAATACTTCATCTCACCTTGCGCTGGAATGAGCTTCATGAAGACTTCACCACACACACCGCCGTTGATGCCACTCAATGAGAGCAAGGTCATCTTGTCGTCGTCATCACCCCAGAAGCCATCAAGATAATCTTGCACGACGGTTGAGTCAGTAGATGTCTCATCGGTTGCTTCAATCTTAATTGGTTGGCCAAACAAAAAACTCACGCCTTTATCCACGATGGGTGCGCACCGATTCGAGATCACATTATCGTTGAGTCCATCGCTATCCAGTTTGAGCGGATCGGCGAACTCACCACGGTACGACTTCCAGGCAATTTTCATCTGCTGCTTACGCTCAAGATCCACCTGTGGCGTTGGAGCATCAGCCAACGATTGCGGCGTAACTTGCGATTGTGTCATGGTTATATTCATTGGCTATCTCCAGTTCCTAACGATTTCTACACCACCAGCATTGACAGTTAGGTGGTTGCACATGTAGCGAGTGCTATCGCACGCATGGTCCCATTCCTTCACAGGTTCCTCTTTCGGTCCAGTACTCCCCTGCTTCCACACATAGCCTGAAATCTCGTCTTCAAAACAAGTTGGTTTTTTATCCGCAGCAAGATCACGATCTACCTCTACCAGAGAATCTCGAAGAAACATCAAACGCGGCTTCCCATCACCAGCCACTCTCATACGTGCAGCCGTTGCCTGAATACCATCACTAACCGCCTTCTTAGCAGCGGTTGTGTATAACCCTAAATGACGTTCCAACGTCTTACGGTCTTCAATGTCATGGTCACAAATAATCTCTTGAGGTAAAGGATCAGCCCACTCGGCAGGCTTCGGTTTATATTTTTCGTGGTTTTTTGGGAGAAGATGAAACCAACCAGAAGCAATCGCGATGTCTTTTGCATGATCCTCAACCAGACGCTTTGTCATGTAAATTTCACGATATCGATAAAGCCTGCCATCGTCGTCCATCGCGAACCACTGGCAGACAAACGGATTAGTAAATCCAAAGTCAATACTGAGCCAGCGCCGCCATGACCGTGGGATGATAAAAGAATTGACAAGGTTTACTTTTGGATTCCAGGATTCTTCATATACAAGGCCATCAGCACTTACCCAAAGTCCTTTACGAAACCGAAGGTACCGAACACCGGTTAATTGATCAAGGCGCTCAAGGTATCTCTGCCCTTCTGGCGTGATAGTGCCGCTACGATCAAAGAGTACTGGATTATCTTCGTGGTACGTCTCCAGTAAGAGTGTGCGCTTTTCTTGCTCCCGACGCTTAATCCAGTGGTTTGGATCTCCTGGGTTCACATCTCCTAGCATTTGCTGATAGGGTGTCACACCATAGCGAATGCGCATACTTGCCATTTCCCAATCGCTCTCATCCAGCTCATTTGCTTCTTGCACGTAAATCGTGTCCCACTCGGAACTGAGCACTTTTGAAGCTTTATCCATGCCGCCAACTGCGAGAATAGAACCGTTGGGATAAACGTAGCGTTGTTTACTTGCAGAGAAATGAACGCCTTGTGCTGGATGAAGCACCTTATTTTCGAAGGTAACCATGCCTGATTCAGTCAAACTACGCCGCGTCTTTCGTAACATGAGATGGCGAGAACCGGGATACTCCATAGCCAAATAGTTTTGATATTCGAGATTACATCGACTTTTCCCTGTTCCTGCTGGACCTCCGAGAATCTTTTCAGGATGAGGGTTAGTGAAGATCTGGTTCATATCACCATAAACAGTGTAGGTTTCCTCAACTGTTGCTATTGCCATCAGTGCCTCCAGTTGAGTTTTGCTGTGTGATGACAATTTTTTTGATGTAGTTTTGCTGTGCTACTTCATCATCTGGCTTTTTATCGAGGTTATATAAAGCGCGTCTATCTTTGGAGATTACAAGGAGACGATCTAACGCAAAAAGCCGGCCTTTGTTCTTCTTTTCAAAGAAAAGGTCAGAACACTCCACTTGCCATAAATCAAGAGTATAACTTTCCTCTTGTCTTAATTCTTTTACATTGTCAACGACCACACGATCCAATTCACGCATAATAGCTTTGCGACAGGTGCTAGCATCACCATATCCACATTCGTCTGCAATATACTGATAGGTATGTTTTCGTGCCCTCAACTCCAGAGCACGAGCAACTCTTATAGCTGCGTTGACGTCCCGATTTGGGACCCCTTGTTTGGTAGGTGTAACTGTAACCTGTAACTGGGATGTAACCCACTGTTCTTTCGCTGCTCGTTTCTTGATGGCAGGACGAGAGACACCATGTTTTCGTTCTAACGCACTTTGTGAAAAACGACCACTTTCATAATCATCTCTCACTGCCTGCCAATTGATAGACCTTCTCTCGTCGCTCATCTAAGCTTGCATCTCCTCTTGAACCTGAACTTTCTCGACACTTCTCGGCCTGCACAATCCGTAATCCACCCGCCGCTTTCTATGTGTCCCTTTGGTGTACAACTCAACCTCTGCACTGAACTGGATCACATCGCCACGTTCGAGCTGGACAGACACGGTGTCATCTTTGCGTAGTGGCATCCAGCAGTGTTGTGCGACATACTTGCCGTTGGCGTCACGGATATCCTGGATGAGCATGTAGCGCTTCGGGTTGCCATGATGTTGCGTGCGGCCATAGCATTCGAACTGTGCAGAGAAGGTAGAACGCACACCATGGAACCGGGCTAAACGTCTTCTCACGCGATAGTGTTTCCTCCAAACTCTTTACGATCTGCGTTAACCAGGCGGATCATGTGTTCAGGGATATCAAAAGCAACGATCATATCACTACTTGTTGGCTGTTCCCGATCGTGTGGTTCTGGGACTGGAAGTGGTTGCGTTGGATGCCCACCAGAGTTCGGCGCAAATCCATAAGTACGACTCTGGAAGATCGCCGTTTCTTTACACTTGCAGGTCTGCATCCAGGGCAGGACGACCTGTGCATCATGGCTGAAGGCATTCTTGACGCCACTACAGCGCGTGCAGATGAGTGTCACGCCGTCTTTATTGCAAATAGTCAATGTATGATCATTTGCCAGTAAATCGACTGCACACGTTGCGGACGACCACAAGCGAGTCATGACGTTCTCCATTTCTTACAGTGAAATAGGTATGCACCAAGGTTATAAAACCAATACCCAGAAACAATGTGCCATAGACATCATCAGAGGCAGCGAACAAACTAAAATGCCAGGCGATGAGGGTCAACCAGATCGCGACGAAGATGTGCCAACTATGAAGCCTGTGCATGTGCATCCTCCAGATAAGTCAACTCCATCGTGCCATACGCTTTAAGGTGCCGTTCCATATCAGCGAGCGATTCCCAGACCACGCCATTGCTCAAGGCAACATAACCAGTTGAGAACTGAACACCTTCCGCTTCACGTGTCCTCAGACGTTCTTCAGATGGCAGGTTTGGGATACGTGCGTTATTCCACTTCAATGTAAATGGTTTCATGCTGGACCTCCTCCAACTTCTCGCTGTGCACCTGTTCATTTCTGGCATACAACTTGGCAGCGAGCAGGACAGAGCCAAACCCAACGATGCCAGCAGGACTCTGATCATTGGCCGCTTTATCGAGCAGGTCTTTCACCTGGTGCTGCACTGCCTGGTAACGTTCTGCTTCGGTCATAAACACCTCCAACAAAACAAAAGGGCGTTCAGACCAAACATCACAAAGATGCTCA